TCACTTGAATGAGGCCGATTCCGGCTCGTTCTTTACATTAACCTAGACCATAAGGATTGTCCAAATGGCCGATAATGCACCCTTAACCATCGATGATGGTGAATCCACTCCTGTCTCTCACGTACTGAGTCCTCGCGGAATCAGTGGTGACACGGCGAAGTATCAAAACTACGCTGTGACCTTCCCGGAAGGCCGTGAGACCGTCACGCTTCGCGCGACGGAACCCAAGGGTCTCCAGAAGACTGAGACTGTTTTGACTGTGCCCCGCGTGCTGGATGAAACCATCAACGGAGTTACGGTCTCTCGTGTTGCGGATTACGCGACCGTTCGGATCACCGCGATCGTCCCCAAGACTTGGGAAGAAAGCGATGCAAAGAACGTTCGTGTCATGGGGAGTAACCTCCTCCTGACAGATCCGGTGGCTGACGCCATCGATAAGGGCGAGTTCGTCTGGTAGTACCGGTATCATTGTGAAACCGGAAATCTTACTCCAGCGTATTCGCCTGGCGCAACAATACGCCGATTCTCTTATTGAGATCGGTAAAACCCTATGGAGTTTCTCATGGGCAAAACGATTGACCGTGATGGCCGTTGTTCTCCTGTTGACGCTATTGAGCTGGTCGTGCGTATCGCGAGTGCTCTCGACGTCTCCCTCGGATCATCCGAGACCGAGACTAGAGACCCCGCGAGAATCACGAGACAGCCCTTACCTCCCACGTCGATTTCGGAACAAGGGTTTCGAGATCGCTACCTCGTAAAAGAGGTTGTAAGGAAGTATCCAGGTTTCGACCTGGGCGTCGACACAACCGCAGCCGCCTTTAACTCGTTTTTTGAGGACGAGGCGCTGAATGCTGCCACGAATGACCGGTTGTTGACTTATTCGACAGAAAACTGTCGCGCGTCGCGCATACTTCATGCAGCGGCGTGTAAAGCAATGTCAATACTGGGTAAATTCTCCTGGGAGCAATGGTTGGGAGGATTGAGGTTCGGTCCTGGGGCTACCACTCGTCTAGCTCGTAAAGATGCTAGCGTATATGGAAAACTCTCAGGCACACCCGAAGTAAGCAGATCTGCATTGCCTCTGGCCCGTACCGTCATGTCGCTGATGCCCGGGTGGGCATACGGCCATGATTACGATGCGGGAATCAAAGAGGTAACGCTAGCACTATCCGTGTGCGACTATGACCTGCTAAGGTGCGTTCCCAAGAACGCGTGGACTGGTCGGACGATAGGTATCACGACGGACATGCAAATCTACATGCAATTGGCCCTTGGGTCATGCATGAGACAACGCATGTTCGATCATGGTATTAACCTGAACGATCAGTCTATCAACCAGCGTTTAGCCCTATGGGCTAGCCTAACTGGCGAGCGGGCGACGGTTGATGCTAGAAGCGCAAGCAATAGTGTCACGTCCGCTTTGGTTTGGAAGTACTTTGGGGATCATCCCCATTCAGAAAAGTATGACCCGACCTGGTTTCGACTTCTCGAAGTGTTGAGGTCGACTCACGCGCTGGTTGAGGGAACTGACAAACTCCATGAATATGAACTCTTTTCAGCCATGGGCTGTGGGTTCACGTTCGAGCTTGAGTCCTTAATATTCTGGACTCTCGCTTGGGCAGTTTGTCAGCACTTGGGCATACCGCCGGATGTTTCGGTCTATGGCGATGACTTAGTCGTCCCAGTGGAAGCCATGGATCTCTTAACTGAGGTCTACAGCTACTGTGGATTCCGTTTCAATACGGATAAGACTTTCGCTACGCCGTACCCCGGGTTCCGTGAATCGTGCGGGAAGCACTATTTACGCGGTGTGGATGTCTCTCCTTTCTATGTGGACACGGAGTTGAACTCCATCTCGTCCATCGTACTGTTGGCCAATAATATCACCCGCTGGAGTACCAGGGGTGGTTACCGGGATGGCAGGATGCTGCCCGTCTGGTTGTGGGTTGTTTCCCATCTCCCAGACTGGGTTATGCACTGTCGTATACCCTTAGGCGAAACAGACGACGGCCTCATCATGGATTTTGATGAAGCTGCACCCAGTGTTGCGTACTTTGAGGGTACGAAGCGTGGGCAACCCAAGAATTTTCGGGGTTACCGTTGCAACGTGTTCTTTGAAGGTACACGTGAGATGAAACTCACGGGCAAGGCTGGTTACGTGACATGGTTGTATAACCAAAGCTGGACGAAGTTTTCATTGCCGTCGGATGAGCCCGTGAGGGCACCCATTCGGCTGTGGTGGTTCGGTCGATCCCCAGGGTTGGGGGCGGCCGGGAACTTCGTTATGCTGCGTTTGGGGGAAGGTAGTGATACCCTCCGAGCGCTCAACCTGTCACCTGAGGCGGTTCCTCCTAAGAAGTCTAACGGCTTCAAAAAGAGTACCGTCGAGAGGCGTCGTGTAGTAACAAATTGGCCTTACCTTGGGCCATGGGTGACGGACGCTGACGTCATTGAGTTAACGTCAAGTGACGTGTTACTGGGCAGATCTTTGGCCTTGTGCACGAAAATAGCACGCGAGTGTTCGGAGGAGTCCGAACAGTAGCGGTTATTTCCACCTCAGAATAGCCCAGGACTGGGCCCCCAGACTCGCCCACTGATTTTCAGTGTGGGCAGCAGAGA